TGGCTAAGAAACTAGCAAAAGAGATCTTTGGTAATGAAGATAATATGATCCGTGTGGATATGTCCGAATACCAAGAGAAACATACCATCTCTCGTCTAATTGGGTCACCTCCAGGATACGTAGGACACGAAGAGGGAGGACAACTTACCGAACAAGTTAAAAACAAACCATATTCGGTTATTTTGTTTGACGAAATTGAGAAGGCAAATAAAGACATATTCTCAACATTATTGCAAATGTTGGATGATGGTCACCTTACCGATAGTTTGGGTAGAAAGATTAATTTCAAGAATTGTTTAATTATTATGACCTCAAACATTGGTGTTAGAAAATTACAAGACTTCGGTGGTGGAATGGGATTCAAGAAAAGTGATTATATTAAAGAGGAACATAAAAGAGACATCCTTAAATCAGAATTAAGTAAATTCTTTGCTCCTGAATTTCTAAATAGAATTGATGACGTAATTATTTTTAATTCACTTAAGAAAGATCATATTGATAAAATTGTGAAACTTGAAATTGATATCTTGTTAAATAGATTAACAAAAATGAAATATAACTTTGTTGCCGATTATTCGGTGATTGAGATGATTTCAAAAGTTGGTTTTGATGAGATGTTTGGTGCCCGTCCTCTAAAACGAGCAATCCAAGATAAAATTGAGGATCTAATATCTGAAGGTATTTTAATTGGTGATGTTAAGGAAAATACTAACTACACTCTTATAGTTAAAGATGATGTTGTTATTATTACCGAACCATCAAAGTTGGTTACCCCAAAAAGAACTAAAAAGAAAAAGGAGGTTGAATAACCTCCTTTTTTTAAATACTATATCTTCCTGATTCCCGATCTTGTTCGGCACTTAATTCGTGGTTTAAAATCCCAACATAATCCTGAAGTTCATTAATAACTTGTTTTATTCTAACAATTCTTTCACTACTACTCAACATCTTACCATTTGATTGTTGTTTTTTATAATAAGGGTGAAGTAATTCTTTTAACTCCATATATAAATCAATACCTTCTTTATCTCTAATCTCATTAATAGTTTTAGATATAATTCTAGTTAGATCGGTTTCGTTTAATTTTATAATTTTTTTCATATATATAAATATACGGTAAAACCAAAAAATTAATGTTTTGTATAACCAAGTTCGCTAATCATTAATTTACCAACCTTAATTCCATTATATACATCCTCCACAACAACATATTCGTTAGGTGTGTGGTATCTATAATAACCAATTGATATATTGAAACAAGAAATACCATACATCGTGTGAATCGGATATATGTCGGTATATGGGTGTTTGTGATATTTCGTATCTGCCGGGAAATGTTCTGTAATTAATCTTCCACCAACTTTGAAAAAGTCACTGTCTCGTTTGAACATACTAACACTCATTAAGTATTCTGATATCATATTGTTCTCTGGAGCATCAAACTGAATCGCATATCCAATATTTTTAAAGAATTCCGGATCTGAATTAAATGATCCCTTACAACCTGTTTCTTCGGAGACAAAGAATGCCGCCTTTAAGTTTGGTAATTCTTTTAACAATTCCAAACAACCAAAAACACCACATTTATCATCACCACCAATTCCTGTTGGATTTCCACTATCATTGTATGCCTTTAAGGATAATTTAATATTTCCTTGGGCGTCTGGTAACATCTCTTCAACAACATTGATTGTGTCGATATTATGAACCGTATCTGTGTGTGCAACAACACAAGGGAAGAATTCAACATTTACATCAGTTTGTTTTGTTGCGTAGATATTGTAATGTTTATCCACATAATAGGCAATACTATTTTGGTCTAACCAATCACAGATGTATTGGATCATTAAATCCTCTTGATAAGTTTTTGTCGGAACCGACAACACATCTTTTAATAATTCATAATTTCTTTCCATATCACAAATATATGGAATTTATTTGAATTAAAAAATTTATTTATAATTATTTTAAATTATAAGTCTCCTCTAACCATATTTGGGAAGGTTGAGTCTAAGAAAACAACTGTGACTTCCCTTAAATTATAGGTCTGTTCCAACCATATAGTCAGAATTTCCTGTGTTTGCAAGTAATTCAAACCAAAAATGGAATCAAAAAATACCCAAATTTTATCGTAATTTATATAAACAATCTCATTTTTTTCATCCTGGTAATAGAAAAATAACGGTTTTCGGTCTCTACCAACATAAAATGTTCTACTACCTTTAACCACTTTAGTAAGATCCCCAAACTCTTTGTTTAACCACTTTAAGACCAACCTGTCTCTACTACTTTCAGTTATTATTATTTTCATATTATTTCCGTAATAAAGGTATTTTCCAGTTAACTATCTCATTCCAATCTGTATATACTCTGTATCCCTTTAAATTATAGGTCTCATCCAACCATATAGTCAGTATCTCCCTTGTTTGTGAGTCATCCAATCCAAAAATGTTTCCAATAAGACTCCAAATTCTGTCATAATTTATAAAAATTATAGGATTTATTCTTTTATTCTTTTTTAAATAATATGTTAACGGCAATCCCTTTTTATCAACATAGTATGTTTTAGTGCCCTTAACCACTTCAGTTAAATCCCCAAACTCTTTGTTTAACCACTTTAAAACAGATTTAAATTTAGGATCAACAGATTCATTAAAGATTTTTTTATTTTCAAATAGTTCATATTGAGATTCAAGTCGTTTAAGATCGTCATAACTCATAGTTCTTTTTTCCGATCGGTTATCACCCACCTTAACAACAACAATAAGATTATTCGTTCTCTTATCAATATTGTCAATTCTAAAATTCAAGTCAGGGTTAATTTTAGTTTTATTCCATCTATCAAAACCATACTCACTTTCTACTCTATTCTTAATCTCAATAAACTCGTAAATATCTTTATATTCATTACTATCCACAATACTCCCATAAAGTCTATCAAGATACCACTTGGCTTCCTTATTAAAACTTACCATATCATAATCAGGACAATTTGTATTCCAATACATTTCATCATACCAACCGTGAGACGCATTATCAAATTTTCTAATAATCACCTTTAATAACTCCTCCAATGTTTGGGTTTTATTACCAATAACAGTAAATAATTTTAATAAGATATTTACCGTAGTTTCATACCTACGTAATGGGTTTTTTTCTATTATACCAACAGTAAAAAATTTATTACCAAATTCTTCATACAACTCATCTTTAAGTTGTTCCCTAATACAATCACTCTCAATTGACCCCCATTCTTCAGTAATACGATCCGCAACATCACCAAAATGATTAGAAAATACTGACATCCTTTGTTCATTACTTAATCCAGACTGATCTTTTATCATCAACGAAAGAATTAAATCAACCTTTTCTTTATTTTCAACATCCAAATAATAATCATAAATCCCTCCCTCATCCCATTCTCTTGATGTCTCATACCTATTACTATCATATTGACCACTACCCAAAAGATCTATAATTGAATATATATCTTGATTATCTAAATCTTCAAATAACCCCAAATAGTCTTCATCACTATCAAATTGAATCGTTATCTTACTTAATCCCGGAGATTTTTCGTTAAAAATTATATCATAAAGTAAATTATCATATTTACCTAAAGACACCCAACCAGGATCATAACCATTTTTTATCTTAACCAATAATTTATATACATCACTACCAAAAACTTTCTCACTAATAACACCCTTAATTGTTGGAAATTCTTTATATATATCCGTAGGATCAGTGAAAGTAACATTACTACTAATTTGTCTGAATTCAGTTTTACCATCAACATTATGCATAGAATAATCCCCATCATCAACACCATCAATAATGAAATATAAATCACCCTCACGGTATTTATCATTCCAGTTAGTATCATACTCCCACCCACCAAAATACTTGGCAGCCATAGAGTCAAATACCTCAATAAATTTTACCTTATCGTCCTCATAAATAATCTTACTCGTTTCGTATGGGTTGTATTCTCCGTTTTCCATATATAATTAATAAATATCAATAATAGTTGGAATATTGAGTTTTTGTATTATCTTTGTATTTATAGAAACGAAAGTTCTTTGATTTATGGGGGTGTTTTTGGATTTGACAGATGTCGGCTGAAAATAAAGGGCACGTGGGGACTGAATTAATCTCCTTAAAAACTGATTCAGAAAAACAATCGGCGACGTATTATCGAAAATGGAAGTTATTGGATTAGTCCGTACTTCTGAAGTATCTGTAGCTTAATAAGTAACGGAAACGGGGGTCGGTGGACATATAACCTAGCAACAGAAGTCCCTACAAAGGTGTGGTTTCTACCCGAAAAGAAACAAAACGGGTATGGTTCCCCGAAAGAACTGTCACCGTTTATTGATCGGTGTGAAAAATCAAATATTTTGGGGTGTTAGAAAATACCAACCTAAACGTGTAGTCCTTGTTTTACGGGATGTTATGGACGAGCGTTCGAGTCGCTCCACCTCCACTTAGTATTAACCTCATCTTAAAAAATGAGGTTTTTTTATGCATTTTTTTGTGGAGATGGTTTTTTTGTGGAGATGTATATATTTATAATAAACACACATAATGGAAAAAAGAAAAAAAGAATTAACCGTTTGTTCTAACCCTAACTGCAGATTAGAATTTCTTAAGGATAAATCAGAAATTAATAGAAATAAAAAAATAAATAGAAAAAATTATTGTTCATTATCTTGTAGTGGTAAAATGAATAATAAACATTTATTGAATTATGTAGAATCAAACACTAAATATTTAATTCCTAACAATAAAAAAGATGATTATTCCGGTTTAAGAGAACATTTAAGACGGGCAAAAAAAAGAGACCCTAATTTTAATATATCAATTGAAGACTTATTTGATCAATGGTCACTCCAAAATGGAATTTGTGTTTATAGTGGTGTTAAACTTAACCACCCAAAAGATGGGGGGTCAAACATCGTAAAAGCATCTTTAGATCGAATAGATAGTGATAAAGGATATATTAAAGGTAATATCCAATTTATTAGTATTATTTGTAATCACGCTAAAAACAATTTAACACATAACGAAATGTTAGAATTTTGTAAAATAATGTCTAAGGTTTAGTATAAACCTCATCAGAAATGGTGGGGTTTTTTTATGCGTTAAAATTATTGTTTTGTGTTGTGCGATTATTATTGTTTTGATCACAAAAAAAGGAACCGAAGTTCCTTTTAATTATATTCCTTTATTATTTTGTCCTTGGATCGGTTTAACGTTTTTAAGTCTTGCAACTAAGGATTCATCATGGAAAAAGTTTGTGTTATCAATTTTCTCACCATTTTTAACTATATTACTGAATAACATCTCAAATGCGTATAGAATATCGTTATATGTCTTTTCGTCCATACCAGGTAAACGATCTACAGTTAACTTAACTATACCATCTTTACTATTATATGTTAATTTTCCCGTTAATTTAGAGAAGTCCATATTAACATCACGTAAAAGACCTTCAATGTCAAGAACACGACCTATTGTTCCTAAATTAACTGTTAATTCTTTAACACCATTTATTTCCTTACCACCAGTAACCGTAAACTTTGCGTTTTTTTTTGTTCCTAGATAATAAGTTGTCGTTGAAGTTTGTTCGGATAAAACACCATATAAACCTCTTATTTCATTTTTTTCGTTTTCGGTAATTATAAATTTTCCCATAATAGTATATTGTTTTAGTTATAAATATACAGAAAACAAAAAAAGGGATCGATTCACATCGTCCCTAATTAATTTTTTTTAACTTAATAAGTTTTACCTAAAAAATAAAAACTTGAGATTACAGTTTTTGTTGAGAATCTTTTGGAGGATTATTGTTTCCCTTCGTATCCACTTCCTTTTGAGAAGTATTTCCCAGTGACGGTCTTTTAGGTGTACCACTCCTTGAGATAATAGTTACTCTCTTATTACTCAACTCTCTTCGAGGATGCCTCCCCAACTTTTCCTTGCGGGAATAGAGGTTTTTAGTAAGAATACAGTCAGACTTGCGATCTTTCTGTGCAATGAACGGTTCATTACTATGTAGTCACCTTTCACTATTACCTGACGGACACTTTTGCTTTATAGTTATAAATGTTACTTCATTAACACTAAAGTTTTTGTGTCGTGGATTGATCAAAGCAGTGGTCCGTCTTTCAGATTCGTTGTCTTTTGAACAACGAAATACCAAACTGCTTCGTGAAATGTCCCCATTTCGATATTTTAAGATTACTTCGAGATTTACCCCTTGGTAGGAGATTGTCAAGGTTAGTAACGGCACCACCCGTTCTCTAACATACCTTTCGGTTTTAAGTACCCTCTGATACTGGAACACGCAATAATATAATTGGATAACCATATTTTTTGCAATATTCCTACGGGTTATTCCTATAGATGTTCCCATCGCAACAAGATGACCCACATCACCTTATCATTTAACCATTTTCCCTACATCGTTGACCTCGGTACTAAAGATTAAACGGTATCCCGCTTGTGTACTCAAGTTCAGTTTCCTAAACCGCAAACCCAACACACTTAAGGGTTCACTTTATCCTACTTTCGTAGTTTATTTTATGGACTATACACGGACCAATATCTTTATCAGTTTCATTACTTACTCCTGAACGGATAATCTAATTTTTCAAAGAACGTTATCGGACGTTTCCGATTTTGTTTTACAAAGTTACGACATTTGTTTTGTTTTGTCAAGTACTTTATGAACTTTTTTTAATTTTTTGTTGTTTCGATGTAAACATCTTCACTTCCGTGAAAAGACGCTCTTGATCTTGCAAATTCAAGGTTAGAGGTCCAATACTTTTTTCCGTCAGATCCGTAGTACGAATACATAACAACATCTTTGTTGATTTCTTCTGTCATTTTAAGAATGATTTTTAATTTGTTTTACAAAGTTAATACTTTTAAGTTAATCTGTCAAGTATTTTTTTTCTTTTTTTTTGTTGTGTTGTGTTGAACACCTTAACAACAATACAAATATATGTCTTTAGTTTTGATTAAACAAGGGGTTAGATGATTTTTTTCATAATATCTTTAATTCTATCTACCTCCTCATTCATATGGTTATATTCTTCCGTATTTAAATGTTTTAATATTGCCTTATATTCGTCTGAATTAAGTAAATCCTTAAATGTCATAAACTTATTGGTTTTAGTTGTTGATCCCAACCATTTTTTAATTTCGGCAATAGGGTTTAATATTCCCTTAGACCTCATTTTATCAATTAACTTATTTAAGTTTACTTTTGATTTTTCATCAAACTTAACCAATTTAACGGTTTCTTTATTTGGTAGTTCTTTAACGACTTCTTCGGAGTCTTTAGAACCTATTTTTTTAACACCTACGTGAATATGGTCATAATGATCCTTAACTTTCCACCCAAATTGATATCTATATCCGTCTTTATTAACATTTAACCATTTACCACCAGTATAATCGGAATGACTACCATTATCAAATTTTGACATTATACATTTAAGTAATTCATCACCTTTTTCACCTTTTGTTGGTATATCAATGGCATATGCCGATAAATTACCCTCATAGTGATCAGATACATTACCTGATGCGGTTTTTACTCTAGATCTTTTTTGTGATGAGATTGGGTTCTTTTTACCACTACAAGATTTGACATAGTTTGCAATCTCCAAAGTTCTTTCCATTGATCCACCCCAATCGTTATTGGTACCACCAAAAACAACCTTACCAGAATCTACAGATCCTTGAGGAAAACCATATGTATTTGCTTCGTTTAATATCATAACTTAAAATGAATTATATTATAAATACTTCATTATTTGAAAACCATTCTGGAATTGGTCTATTTTTCCAAGAAACAATCCCTGACTTAGCTCCTTTATAATATTTTTGGTATGATAATACTACCGATTCTATTGGGTAACAATAACTCACAACTTTAAACTCATCAGGCATAGCCAATGGTGGACATTTAAAACCAACATCACGAATATTTGGTTTATTAACTAAACACCACTCAATAATATCTTGTGATTTATGTCTTTTACCATATCGGTAGGTATATTCTTTACATAATTCTAACCCAAGATCGCATAGATATAGATAGTTAGATAATGATTCTCTAACCCAAATCGCACAAGGATGATTTTTATGTGATAATTTATAAGGTGCCTCAGATCCCATAACCCAATGAGATCCACACAACAATTGTGCAGTCTCAAGTATCATTTTTACTACGTGCTTATCACAATGATATTCTGCACATTTTTTAGTATCATAATCAAGGAAAAATATATTCATACCACAAAGATATGAAATTATATTAGATTAAAAAATTTAATTTGATAAGTGTGTCATAAGAACACCACCAAGAGATGAGGCATGAACCATAATATGATTTATTGCTTCTATATCAAGTTTTGTTTTACGTTTTGTATAATCCATCCCTAATGTTCCAATAAATTTACCATCAATTGTTTTAATTGCAAATAGATATCCAGATTTACAGTTTGTATCTTCGGCAATGTATTTAAGTCCAAATGTTGGGATTGTTTCATCTTTGAAGTCAGATATTTCAATAACATCATTAACCAATAATTGATTAATTGATTTACTAAAAAGATTTACGGGGATATTGTGAAAATTTGTTTGTATTGAACTAACCCCAGGATTAACTGTTTCATACATAACTGAGAATTTTGCCATTGATTTTCCTGTTGGATAAAAATTACCACCATTATGAAATTGGGTTACCCATACACGATCAGCATGGAATTCCTCCCTCATATGTTCTATTTTGGTTGTTACCAATTCACTCACTCTGAGTGTCTCTGTAACCATATCAGGTTTTTTCTTATTTCTATTTAAATAGTTTTTAAGTAGTATAATCATAATAGGACCTAAAACCCCTGTAATAAATGCAATTAGTATTCCCGTCATATTTTCAAACATTGTAATATATAAGTATTACGAAGTTTAAAAAAAATCAACAGATTACGTATTTCTACGTAGTTTATTTTTTAAATCATCCCTGTTTTTTGGTAATACTTATTTAATAACCCCACAGTCAATGGTGCCGATTTTTCTCTACCTAAAACTCTATTAAATATTGGGTTTGAATTTGCAACTTTTGTTGCTGATAAACCTTTGGCTTGTATAACAAAATCATCAGGTTTTCCTGCCGCAACGGGGAAAAAGTTATAGATATATAAATCTGCAGGTTTTTTAATTTTACCTTTTTCATATCCTGACAACCAAAATTGTTTTATTGCCTCCATTTGAACTTCTAAATTATCTCTTAAATCTTCTAATGTGTATTGTTTACCGTTAACAGTTTTAACTGGTCCACTACTAGGACAAAATTGTATTAAACCAACACACCCAATACTATTCTTTATTCTTGGATCTAATCCCGACTCATGCTTCATTAATTTTATTATAGAATTTTCTGATATATTAATAGCGTCAGATATTTCACTTAATTTTTTCTTAAAAATTGGATTATTCAACAATTTACCGCCTTTTTCGGTTACTTTACTTCCACTATCAATTGTGGTGTCTTTTGGCGCATCAAGTAATTTAACATCAATTAATTTTATGTCATTTAAAATAACATCAAGATCAACATTACCATTTAAAAATTCAATAAATTTTTTAAGATTTTTACTATCAGAGGGTATATCATCAGTTATCACATCCGTAACCTCAACCGACTCTTTTAAATTTTTATGTTTATTTAAAATACTTTTAACTTCCTCTTCTGTTATCACAATCTTTTTTTTCATAACCAATACATTATTAATATAAATATTGGAGAAACCAAAAAAACCCACTATTAATGTGGGTTTAATTAATTATACACTTATTGTGGACCAGCCTGGACTCGAACCAGGGACTTCAACATTATGAGTGTTGCACTCTAACCAACTGAGTTACAGGTCCAATTTTGCAGGACACGCCTAACCTGCTGATCTGATATCAATATACTCTTCAGTGTTACCCCACCAACGTTTTTTTGTAGTCAGGGCAGGATTCGAACCTGCACAGTAGTTACGCGAGTTTGTATTTATAATAATAACTACTTTAATTATCACCCTGAGCGTCTAACCAATTCCGCCACCTGACTATTTTGTTATTTTAATACCATATATTTAACACCATCAACGATCTTAACCATATACTTACCTTGATCCTTGATCTTGTCATTAGATCTCTTTGTTGATCTACTTGTTTTTACATTCTTCTCGGTCTCACCAAACTTGTTAATAATGACCTGTCTCATTGAAAATCTTTCCATATCTATTTTGTTTTTACGAAGATATGTATTTTTAATTGATTTTCAAAACTTTAACATCACACCAGTACTAAATAAATAATTATTTTTATTTATACCCGTAATAAACACCCTTTGGAATACCTTAAAATTTGGTGTAATGTAAAATCTTGCTCTAATATCGTAAGCTCCAAAATTAAAATAATCTGTAATGGTTAACTCTGAAAGACCATTGGCATTTATAATAACACTACTATTAAGTTTTGTTGAAAGGGTTACTTTAAATCTATCATATGGTTTAATAACCACAATACCGTCAGACGTTTTAGGTATTAATATTTTATTTATATTGATCTTGGCAATTGAATCAAAATTATATTTATCATCATATAATTTTAATGGTTGAGACAACACATTTAGTGAGATAAAAATAACAATTGTTGTTAATAAATTTTTCATAATTTAATTTCTATTTAAAACATTAAATGATGTTGAGATATTCTCCCAACATCATTATTAAAGATCTAAAACCTACCAAGCGGTTACTTGGATTTACGATCTTATTGCGGAGATTACGGGAGTCGAACCCGCTCCGTACACCGTGACAGGGTGACATCTTAACCATTTGACCTAATCTCCAAAAATCCCTATAGGAGACAACTATAAGTGGATAATTCGGTTTTTACTATTTCAAAAACCTGCGGGTCTTACCCCTTGAAAACGTCAATCCTTACTTGGGGGAGAGGAGGATCTTCCTTCCTTATTCCCAACGAGTGCCCCTTGACGTGGTGGTACCAACTCCGTTAAGTTTTGAGGGATACTTAAAAACCCTACGAGTGTCTTTTTCTCGTTTGTAGTCAGGACAGGAATCGAACCTGTAAGCAGCTATTAATCCTTTATGAAAGTCTTGCAACACTTTGACCAATGTTGCCACCTGACCATAAAAAAAGATCCTGAATTGTCCCTGCACTAAACCAGGAGGATCTTTTAGTTTTCTTATATTTAGTGTCATCCCT